CGTATTTTTTCCAGTGGGATCAGTACATTCCCAAAAGTGCGATAGAGCATTTCGACGGTGGTCGATTCGGGCGCCGGATGAAGGCGAAGCGGATTCTGTGCAGCGTTACTCATGGCTTTGTCGAGCCTCCTTGAGTCGTTGTCGTACCGGGTGGTTCCAAGCGTTGAGGCAGTGACGTCTGGTCAGCTCGCGCAGATGTTCGGGCACTTCGAGGAGCGCGGCATTGCGCTCCTCGCGTGTGCGCATGGCAACAATCTGGCGGGCATACTCCCTAGGCCACGTCACGGCGGTCTGCCGGAATGGCAGGAAGATTGATGTCCAACTGCTCGGCCAGCCAGCGGATGCCGGCTTGTTTGACCCGGGTCGACTGGCTGTACTGCATGCCGTATTTCTCGTCGTACCAGGGGCTGTCCTTGACCCGCAGGTACTCACCGTCGCGGTTGAGATCCGCTGGCAGGTTTCCCTTTAGCAGACCTTTTTCGCGCATGCGGGCGATGAGCTTGGGGCGGCTCAGGCCGAGATGAGCAGCTGTTTGGGCGAGGGTACGTTCCATGGCGCCCTCCTTAAGCCGCGTGTGCGGCAGGAGTGGCCGCTGCAGCAATTTGGCTGATGGATTCGCTGACCTTGCCTAAGATTTCGACATCGGTACCGCACGCGGTAAAACACCGGGTGCGCGGGCTCTTGTTGCCGATGCTGAGGATGGCAGTGATGCAGGAGAGGGTGTTCGGGCGATGAACAGCGACATGCAGGGGCAGGTCGAAGCCCATGTCGAGGCTCACCACGCCGCCGGTGCGAATCAGCTCGAATACCCGCTGTTTGTCCTGGACTTCGAAGCGGCCGTACTGGCGATCAGCGTGCAGCGGATGCACCAGGTCGCTGGTGTGGCTCGGGTCGAGCGGGCCGTTGGCAATCTCTTCGATGAAGTCGGCCAGTTTGAGGTGCATCGTCTTGTCGTTTGGCAGGGTCAGTGTGTGGCGTTCACTGCCCAGCTCGACGACAAAAGTGCTTTCCACGGTGCCGCGCTCAACCTTGAGGCGGAATGCCAGGCATTCGCGCTTCGGCGCTGTTCGCAGGACGTGGTTGAAGGTCTCGGTCAGGTTGACCTGGGCGTTGAGCAACTGCAGGGTTCGGTTGTCGATCTTGTACTTGATCATGCCGCATGCCCTCCACCGTTCGGATCGATAGGAGAGGGGCGGCAGGATTGGGCGACAAGCTTGGGTTTGCTGTTGTGAATGACGACCAGACAGCCCGTGGAGAGCTGTAGCTGTTCGATCAGTTTGCGATTGCTGACGCATGCCGGATGAACATGCAAGGTTGCGGTGGTGCGCATAGGTATCGCCTCGCTCTGTGGTAAAGAGTGAGGTAAATATCAACCGGTGGTTAAATTAAGTCAACAACCATCAGGTGAAAAATACGCATTGAGTAATCACTCAGGAGTGAATGACCCAACGATTTTTCCGCAAATTTGCATGTCGTCCGTCATTTCTATGATGGGGTATTGCGGGTTGATCGGTTTCAAGTAGTGCTTTCCGGCGTCCTTCACGAGAACCTTGAACGTGGCTTCGTTGCTGCTCGGCAAAGAAGCGATAACTCGATCACCGTTGTTCACAACGAGATCAGGGTCGACAAAAATGATGCAGCCCTCAGGGTAACTGCGACCTGGACCAGTGTTCGTCATTGAGTCTCCAACAACGCGAAGCGCATACCCTGATCTGCTGATATTCACGGGACAGGGCACCCACTGCTCGGCATGGAGTAGTTCAACGGTGGGGGCAATCTCGCACCAAGCTCCCGCTTGAACCCATGAAATCAGCGGTACTTTGTTCATGCTTGATGTCAAGGCAATGACGTTCTCGTCCTGCGCTGTTTGCGAATTGCCTGCTTCGTGAGGGAAAACAGGCATGACCCCGTGCTCAAGCCATTCTCTGCGCACGCCCAGCCAAGCGGATAGCGCCGTCAAACTGTCGATTTCAGGAATGGCCGCTCCGTTAAGCCATTTACTAACGGCCTGGGCGGTCTTAACCACTCCCTTGGAGCTGAGCTGTTTGATGATGTCTGCCCCTCGGCCACGCTGGCGAACGCCATTGGCGTCCAGCGCAGTATTGAGCCGCTCGGCAAACATAAGTCTTTCGGATTCTTTATCAATCATAGGTTGATAGTCACATAATGATTGCTAATCTGTCAGTTGAACATTATTATCAACCGACAGTTGAAAGGAGGCATTCATGCTTGACCCACAGAGTTTCCCTAATGCCATTGCTTTCGCCTTCGAGGCCGTAGGCGGTATTGGAGCAGCAGCACGCGTGTGTGGACGCAGTTACCAAGCACTCAACAAGTGGAGGCTAGCAGCTTCGTTACCACGCACCGATTACACAGGTGAGACTGAGTACGCGAAATTGCTTGCTGCAGCTGCAGGAGAAAAAGGCAATCCATTCGACGCCGATTGGCTACTTGGAAAATCTGCACCGCAGAAGGCTGCATAGAAAAAAGGCGAACCAAGGGTCGCCCAGTTTCTCCCGACAGCATCACCACAATGCTATCGGGTCGCGATGTCGGAAGGCGAGCACACCACATGCCGCCGACCTTCATTGCGTTTCCAAGGCTCGGAAGCCTTGGCGTTGCTGCCGTTCTTACCACAGAGCTGGCAGCTGTTGCGCCAGGGGTGAACAACGGACTGTTCGCCCCGGCACGGTGCCGGTTGTCCCCTGCAAGGGTTACCGGCGTTTGGGCCATACCAAGCCACGCGACAAATGTATCACCACTCCCTGTCGCGCGGCACTGGCAACTTTTAGGATTAATGCCATGAGCCGAATTGCTCTCAGTTCTCTGGAACGGGCGCAGCGGGAAATCCTGCCGCTCGATTTAGCGCTGTATCACGCCGCTCGCGATTACCCGGGTGGCGCCGCAGCCATCGCCGCGACTACGGGCCGCAACCCGACCACGCTGCAGCACAAGCTGTCGCCGACTCATCCGAGCCACTCCATCAACATTCAGGAATTCGGCGAGATCCTCGAACTGACCAAGGACCGCCGCATTCTGGATGCGGTGCACGCGCTGGTCGGTGACACGATCTGGCAAGAGCTGGCCGACACCTACACCAACGACATGCCCGAGACCCTCACCACGGGTATCGCCGAATACTTCCGCCAAGTCGCTGATCTGGCCGAGACCTGGGCCAAGAGCATCGGCGACGGTGTGGTGACTGATCAGGAGCTGGCGGCGATTCGTCTGCAAGTATTCCGCGGCATTCAAGGGCTGCTGGGGTTGTTCAACCGCGCCACCTACGTCAACCAGACGACGCGAGGTGCTGACCGTGGCTGATATCGCCGATTTCGCCAACGACCTGGTGCAGGAACGAATCGATCAGGCCATGGCGGCGCGCAGCGCTGCCAAGGCCGAAAGCGCTGCCCATTCCTTGCTGTTCTGTGAAGCCTGTGACGATCCGATTCCGGAAGCTCGTCGTCTGGCCCAGCCGGGCTGCTCACAGTGCATCAGTTGCCAGTCTCTCTCTGAGCGGGGGATTCAGCATGCTCGATGAGGTATTGGGGCAATTCGCCGATTACGGTCTGGAGCCAGCGCAACCGCTGGTGTTCGGAAAGCTGACCCGCTGCAAGACATCGCAGGACAAGGGCAAGGAAAAGAACGGCTGGTACGTGGTCCACGAACAGCGTACGGAGAAGGGCGACACGCTGATCTTCGGCGCCTTCGGTGATTGGCGTTCGGGCGAGACGCAGAAGATCAAGGTCAAGGCCGGTCGCATGTCCCCCGAAGAGCGCGAAGTGATGCGCGCTCGCCAGGAAGAAGCCAAGCGCCGCGCCGCCGAAATCGCGAGTAACGCTGCGCGGCGGGCCGCGAAAAGGGCGCAAGGTTTGTTCGAGCGCATGCCGACCACCGGGCGCAGCGATTACCTGGATCGCAAACAGATCGTTGGCATCAACGTGCGTTACGCGCCGCGCACCGGTGCCGTGCTGGTCCCAATGAAGAACGCCCGTGATCAGATCATGGGCCTGCAGGTGATCTTCCCGAACAAACAGGAAGACACCGGCCGCGACAAATCCTACTGGCCTTACGGCATGGCGAAGGAGGGCACCTTTCACCTGCTCGGTCCGCACCCGGTACCGGGCGAACCGGTGCTGGTGTGTGAGGGTTACGCCACCGGCGCCAGCCTGCACATGGCGACGTCGCTCGCCGTGGCCGTGGCCTTCGATGCTGGCAACCTGCTGGCTGTGTGCAAGGTCATGCGCGAGCGCTTCGCGGGTTGCCCGCTGATCATCTGCCGCGATGATGACTGGAAGACCGCCAAGCCTAATGGCGATGCCTGGAACCCGGGCGAGGAGAAGGCGAGCAACGCCGCGCTGATCGTCGGTGCCCAGGTTGTTGCGCCGATCTTCTCGGTCGAGCGTCACGACAAGTGGACCGACTTCAACGACCTGCACGTCGCCGAAGGCCTCGACGCGGTCCGCCGACAAGTGCTCGCGGTGGTCCGCCCACCGGCGGCTGGTGGCTGGAAAGATCAGCTCGCTCGCAGTGAAAGCGGCGCCTTGATCGCGCACATGCAGAACGTAGAGCTAATTCTCGCTCACGACGAACGCTGGGCCGGGGTGATCAGCTACTGCGCCTTCAGCTCGAAGATCGTCAAGCTGCGTGCAGCACCTTATGGCGGTGGTACCGGCGAGTGGGCCGACATTGATGATGTGCGCGTGATGAAGTGGATCGCGCAGCAGTACAACCTGCGCGTGAAGTCCTCGCACGTCATCGAAGCCGTCAGTGTGGTGGCTCACGATCACGCCTTCCACCCGGTGCGCGAGTACCTGAAAAAGCTGGAATGGGATCGTGTCCCGCGCCTGGACCGGTGGCTGACCGATGTGATGGGAGTAAAGGAAACCGACTACACCTCCAAGGTTGGTAAACGTTGGCTGCTCTCGGCCGTGGCACGGGTGATGAGACCCGGCTGCAAGGCGGACTCGGTGATGATCCTCGAAGGCGTACAGGGCGCCGGTAAGTCGACCGCGATGAGTGTGCTCGGCGGTGACTGGTTTATGGACACGCCGTTTTCCCTTGGTGACAAGGACGGCTTTCAGGCGATTCGTGGAAAGTGGATTGTCGAGCTCGGCGAGCTGGACAGCTTCAACAAGGCCGAGAGCACCAAGGCCAAACAATTCTTCTCCGCGTCGACCGATACCTACCGCGAAAGCTATGGCCGTAGAACCCTGGACGTGCCACGCCAGTGTGTTTTCGTCGGCACCACGAACCAGGACGAGTACCTCAAGGACGCCACCGGCAACCGCCGCTATTGGCCGGTCGCCTGTACCAAGGTTGACGTGCCGTTGCTGCGCGAGATCCGCGATCAGCTGTGGGCCGAAGCGGTGTTTTGCTTCGAGGCCGGTGACCTCTGGTGGGTGACCCGTGAGGAGGCGCCGATGTTCAGCGAGGAGCAGGACGAACGTTTTGTGGTGGATGAATGGGAAACACCGATCCTGACCTGGCTCGAAGAGTCGCAGATCGGCGAGACCACCACCGGCAGTGAGGTGATGAGTCAGGCGCTCAAGCTCGATCCCGGTCATTGGGGCAAACCGGAGCAGATGCGCGTGGGTGCGATTCTGCATCGACTGGGCTGGCGACGTTTCCGTCTGGGCGCCTTGAGCAAAAGCGGCCAGCGGCCTTGGGCGTACAAGAAACCGGAGGGTTGGGGCAGGGCGCCTGCGCTGGAACAACCTGAGTTTGAGGAGCCGTGCTTCGATGATTAAAGCGATCGACATGGCCCTCAAGCAATGGGCGCAGGAACTGCACAGCGATGAGGTGGCCGCTGGTTACTCGGGCGGCAACATGGTTGCGATGATGATGGAGAGCGGTGGTCAGCTCTTGCGCGGCAGGCGCGGGAGCAGGGTGCCGCTGGAAGCCTCACTGGACATCGAGCGCATCGTCAAGAAACGCCTCGATCCCGAGTTGATGTCGGTGGTCCAGGTGCATTACTTCCAGCCTGATGCGCCTTTGACTGCGCGCCTGGCTCAGAGTGGCTGCACACGTAACCTCTACTACCAGCGCCTGCATGACGCCCACATCGTGGTCGAGCACTTCCTCTTGGGGGAAGCGGCTTGATCGTGGGCATTACTCTGGCTCATGCCGTCCCACCGGCCTGCCTCCGTCCCACTGCTTTTTGCAGTAGTGGGACGGGCGCAGGCCCCGTCGTTGTTGGGCTGTCCCACCGTCCCACCTTTTTCATGCCTCCCGCCCGTGTATGCGTAGCGGGCATCAATGCGCGTGTTCACGCGCACGCGTGTTTTTAAATATTCTCTCTATACACGAGAAAGTAGAAGTAAAAGTAGGACGGTGGGGCAAAGCCCCAATCTGCGGGTCTTTCAGACGTCCCACCTTGTTTTACAGAGGTGGGACACATGGGACGCCACCGAAACAACAGAAGCAAAAGCCAGCCGGGTTGAGATATTCACCGACATTCGCCAGCCGTTCACCCGACGTAAGCCACACATTCACCGGATGGCATTAAACCGGTCTTGCTGCCACCAGAATCGACCTGTAAAAAGGGGCCATCTTCGATGGGTGCGACCGCAAAGCGCGGCAGGCCACCCACCACCTGACCCGGCCAATGCGTCGGGTCTTTTTGTTTATGGGGTAGGGCAATGACGAACGAGCAGCAGGCACTGGCAGAGATGCCGATCTGGTTGGTGATTGCCCTGTCATTGGTTGGTGGTGTGTCTGGCGAGATGCGGCGCGCCGACAAGGATGGGGCGCGAGGCTGGGCGTTACTGCGCCGCCTCGCACTTCGCTCCGGCGCCTGCATCGTTTGTGGTGTGTCAGCGATGATGTTGCTGTTCGGCGCGGGTCTGTCGATCTGGACAGCGGGCGCCCTGGGTTGCCTGACCGCGATGGCCGGCGCGGATGTCGCCATCGGCTTGTACGAGCGCTGGGTGGCCAAGCGGCTGGACCTGAGCGAGGCCGAGCCGAAGGCATGAGCCGGGCAGGCCGGGTAGGGCGTCGATTTTTACGGGTCCTCCCCGAGGGCCGCCCCCTACACGGGTTATCGAACTCGCGGATTCTCTCTAGCTGAAACCTTCGCAGGGATGTCCGTCTTTCCAAGTGGCGTACGGGCCTCAGCACTGATAACGATCACGGATGTGCTGGTTGTAATAGGCGCCTTTGGACACCGCGGCCATCAAGCCATTGTGTATGGCCGACGGGACGCCGCAGAAATCGTAATAGTGACCCTGTTCAAAGCGGATCCTCATTCGTCTCGTTGCTGGGTCGTAGCCAACGGCGGTCATCGCACTGGAACGCACGGCAATCATGTCCATGACATCTTTCCCTCTGACGAATCGTCCACTGATGCTAGTCGAGCGAGGCGGATCTTCATGCCAGGCCACCGAAAAGTCGTCGGGGACCCTGAGGACTTTCAAAGGACACGGGGTCGGAAACCCGCGGGATCTTGTTAGTGGGAGGTCCGCCAGCTTACTGAAATTTCAATCCACTGAAATCTTGAAAGGATTCATTGAAAAGCCGCTGAAAAGGAGGGCTTATGAGCACAGCTACATACCTGTCAAAGAGCGCCTTCGCTGCGCACATCGGCCGATCACCGAGCTACATCACCTGGCTGAAAGAGAACGGCCGACTGGTCCTGTCGCCCAACGGCAAGCAGGTGGACGTGCTTGCCACTGAAGCGTTGATCCGCAAGACCGCCGACCCGAGCAAGGCTGCCGTCGCTGCTCGCCATCAACAGGATCGGCTTCAGCGTGATGTGTACAGTCACATCGCAGCCCAATCCGAGCCGACTAAAATGGCTGCGCCGCCGCCCGCTGATCCTGCGCAAGGGCAGACTCCAGACTTTCAGAAAGCCCGAGCGCATCGCGAACATTACCTGGCGCGGATGGCAGAGATGGAGTTTCGCAAAGCACAGGGAGAACTGGTGGAAATCAGTTTTGTGCAGAAGGCGGCGTATGAAACGGCGCGATCGCTCAATCATTCACTGATGAGCCTGTCGCCTCAATTGGCGCCTCAGCTCGCTGCTCTATCTGATCCATGGGAGGTGGAGAGGCACCTAACGGCTGCGCTGCGCCAGCGGCTTAACGAAGCAGCTCAAGTGTCCAGTGACGACTTTGGATTTGCATTGAGTGAATGCTAAAAGTATCTGTGGACCTGTCCCGTGACAACGACGCCAAGAAGCTGGCTATTTGGCGGTCTGCTTTCAGCCTCAAGCAGCTTCGCGTGATCCGTCTTGAGGGCTCTGCTGATCGCCAGAGACAACAGATTATAATCTGTCTCCTTATCTTCAGTTTCTGAAAGTGGTTATTTCAACCTCTGTCGGGGCTTCCGTAATGAAATAACTTGCAACTCTTGAACGATTGAGAAAACACATGTGGCTCTCCAAATTTTTACTCACAACGCCGGGCCCCTCTGACAGCGAATAGCTGCCATGTCGGAGTTGCAGTTCGTACAACTTCGACACTAGAGGAGGGGGCTCATGACTGCCCTGGAACCGTTCTTTTTTGCCGAGTTTCTCGACACCGCCACTTGGTTGTGGCTCGTTTTTGTCAGCATCGTTTTGTGCCTTTTGATCTTCGATCTTGGGGTGCTGCACCGTGAGCATCGAGAGATCGGCGTCCGTGAAAGCCTGCTGCTGTCTGCGGGCTATATTGCCGCCGGCTTGCTGTTCGGCCACTGGGTCTGGCAGGTCAAGGGCGGTGATGCCGGGATGGATTTCTACACCGGCTTTCTGATCGAGAAATCGTTGTCGATGGACAACGTCTTCCTGATGGCGATGATCTTCAGCTTTCTCTCAATTCCGCGCAAGTACCAGCACGAGGTGCTGTTCTGGGGCATTCTCGGTGTAATAGTGCTGCGCGCTATCATGATTGGCCTGGGTGCAGCGCTGATTGCCGAGTTCAGTTGGATACTCTACGTGTTCGGCATCTTCTTGCTTTTGACCGGGGTAAAGATGCTGTTCAGCAAGATCGATGCCAACCCGGACCTTAGCGAGAACCTGCTGGTGAAGTTCCTGCGCAAACACATGCGGGTGACCGACCGCTTGCATGAAGGACACTTCTTCGTTCGCCAGACCTATGCCAAGGGCAAGTCCGTGGTCTGGGCGACGCCGTTGTTCCTGGCCTTGGTGCTGATCGAGTGTGCCGACCTTGGTATTCGCAGTGGACAGCGTTCCGGCGATCTTTGCCATCACCCAGGACCCGTTCATTGTCTACACCTCTAACATTTTCGCCATCCTCGGCCTACGTGCGCTGTATTTCGCTCTGGCGGCAATGATCCACCGCTTCGCCTATCTCAAGTACGCCCTGGCGCTGGTACTGGTGTTTATCGGTGGCAAGATCTTCATGGTCGGCATCATCGGCAAGATTCCTGCAGTCCTGTCTTTGAGCGTGACGGTGACTTTGCTGCTTGGCGGTGTGCTGCTTTCGCTGTGGAAAACCCGCGGCAAGAACTCCGCTGGCCCGCAGGTTTGAACCCAGGCAGAAGTTGGCCGCTAAACGAAATTCGCCAACCCGGCGTAAGCGCTGGGTTTGGCGATTTCTGCCTGTAGGGAGGGTTGTAATTGCCCCATGGCTACGCCTTGGCTCAAGCAACCTGACTGATTTAGTTATCGAGCGGCCTATCTTGAGTGACCATAGGTGGGTTGAGGAGTTCTACGCGGTAGAACAAAGATATTAGGGCAACTGCCATCAAAAGAGCAGTGCAACAAATGAGGGCTTTCGATACCTTCTCACTGAATCGTCCCTGATTTCCTAAATGCATCCGACTGCCTGCTTTTAGCCGGTTAGCGCCCCTTCCTCTGGTCAGTCATCCTTGTCCTTCGACACGTGGAGGACTAATCATGAACACCTTCGCTACCTACAGCCGCCAGCCTTGGAACAAAGGAAAACTGGTCGGGGAGAAAGCTCCACTCAGCCTGAGAGATATCTGGGCCATCCGGCTAAGGCTTCAAATTGCAGAACGTACCCGTGATCTTGCGCTCTTCGATCTGGCCATCGACAGCAAGTTTCGGGCCTGCGACTTAACCAAGCTTCGTGTGCGCGACATCGCGCACGGCGAGCATGTATCACCACGCCCCATAGTGATGCAGCAAAAAACGATGCGGCCAGTGCAGTTCGAGATCACCAAACAAACACGGTTTGCTATCGCGGCCTGGATACACCAGGCCCAACTCCAGAGCGAGGACTGCCTTTTTCCGAGCCAGCTGCATACCTCAGACTATCTATCATCACGTCAATACGCACGTATCGTCAAAGGCTGGGTGGAAGCCGTTGGCCTTGATCCAACCATGTATGGCACTCACACAATGAGGCGTACGAAGGCATCGCTGATCTATCGCAGGACGAAGAATCTACGAGCGGTTCAACTGCTCCTTGGCCATACGAAGCTGGAGAGCACCGTTCGATATCTGGGAATTGAAGTCGACGATGCCCTGGAGATGGCGGAACAGACCGAGGTTTGAATATTCATAGCGACGGTCGAGCCCTGACCGTCGCTATCCGGCCAGAAGCGGATGGCTCCTGGCCGTTTTCGCTGATTGGACCCGGGATCACAAAGGCTATTCACTCACCAACTGAATGATTGTCTTGCCCTTGCCACGGCCTTCGGCGACCTGGCGAAATGCCTCGTTGACGTCTGGCAGCGCAAAGTGATGCTCATCCACGCGAATCGTCAGTTGACCGGCGTTGGCCAATGCGGCGGCTTCGCGCAGAATGGCGCCGTGGTGTTCGCGGCCTTTGCCGGTGAGCAGCGGCGTCAGGGTGAAGACGCCCGAATACGTTGCGCTTTTGAACGACAACGGCGCTAGGCTGTGCTGGCCCCAACCCAGGCAGCTCAGCACATACCCGGTATAAGCTTTCACGGCATGGAATGAAGCATCCAGTGTGCTGCCGCCGACGGTGTCGTAGACGATGTCGAACCCTTCACCAGCCGTGTAGTGCTCGATATAGTCCTCGACGCTCTGGGCCTGATAGTCGATCGCCGTAGCCCCGAGCGAACGAATGAAGTCGAGACTACCCGCCGACCCGGTGGCGTAGACGTCGGCACCGCGAGCCTTGGCCAGTTGCACGGCCATTTGGCCGACGCCACCGGCGCCGCCATGGATCAGCACGCGCTGACCGGCGCGAACATTGGCGTGGTCGACCAGACCTTCCCATGCAGTGATGAATACCAAAGGCAATGCAGCCGCCTCACGCATGCCCAGAGTGTGTGGTTTGGCAGCGATCAGCCGGGCATCCACGGCAATGTACTCGGCTATGGTGCCTTGGGCGCCGCCGATCCCGCCGGGCATGCCGAAGATTTCCTGGCCTACGGTGAAACCCTCGACCGCTCCGCCCAGTTCGACAACCGTACCTGCGAGGTCCAGGCCGAGCACTGCTGGCAGGGGCTGGCGCGCATGAGCCCCTGCGCCGGCAGCGATTTTGGTGTCTAGCGGGTTGACCCCGGCGGCGTGAACCTTGACCAGTACCTGGCCTTGGCCGGGGACCGGGCGAACGAATTGGCGGACAGCCAGAGGAGCCTGAGCGGATTCCGCGACAGCGGCGAGCATGGTGTGATTCATGACGGATACCTCTGATTGAGTTGACACCTGCAGATTGCCGCCCTTTCATCATTCCGATAAGAAGCCAAATCGGCATATGACTTATTCCAGAAAGAGGCCGAAACGACGATGGACCTGTTCGACAGCATGCGCACGTTCGTTCGCGTCGTGGAGCGCGGATCTTTTTCCGCGGTGGCTCGCGAATTGAATATGGGCCAGCCAGCAGTCAGCAAGCAGGTGCGCGCGCTGGAGGAGTACCTGGGCGGACCATTGTTCGCTCGCAGCACCCGGTATCTGGCCCTGACGGATCAGGGGCAACGTTTTTACAGCCATTGCCAGGAAATTCTCGGTCATCTCGAAACTGCCACTCGCAACTTCACCAGTGGTCATGAGCAGATCGCCGGCCCTCTGCGCGTCGCCGCGCCGGTAAGCTACGGGAGGTTATGCATCGCGCCGTTGATAGGGACTTTCCTGCAGCGCCATCCCGATGTCCGGATCGATCTACGGCTGAGTGACCACAATGAAGACCTGCTCAAGGAAAACATCGACTTGGCGATTCGCATTGGCGTGGTGAAAAGCGAGGGATTGGTGGCAGTGCCGCTGGGCACAAGTCCGCGGCGGGTCTACGCCGCGCCCGGCTACCTGGCTCGACGCGGCGTGCCAGATGTGCCCGAGGAGCTGACAGGACACAATTGCATCGGTTTCACCTTGCTTGAGCATTACGATAGTTGGCACTTCATGCACATCGCGCAGGAGCTCAATGTAGCGATCAAGGGCAACGTCACCAGTAACAGCAGCGAGGCCATCCGTGAAATGGTTCTCTCAGGCTTGGGTATTTCCCTATCACCAGAGTGGTTGTTCACATCTGACGTCGAGCAGGGCAAGGTGCGTACCGTGCTCGACAATTATCAGGCCAGTGCTCTGCCTGTCAGCGCCGTGCTCAGTCGTGAGCGACGACGTTCAGCGCGGACGATGGCGTTCATTGATTTTCTCCGCGAGCATTTACTGTAGAAAACGTCTTGTCATGCACCGTCCGCTTTTGGCCGGCAGCGGTCGTTTGTGAGCGTTCGCTAAGGGCTTATTGCCACCTGTTACGGTGCCCTGCGATCGGCCAAAGGGAAAACGTAGATTACAGATTGACATTTTAGGAGGAGGAATCAGAATAGTTGTACAGTATTTTATTTTTGTACAAATATTTCGGTGTCTTTGATGTCTACCTCCGAACTGCTCGTTTCATGGAGTAAAAAATGGGGTCTTAACAAAGGAATGGTTATTTGCAAGGCCTGCGGCGCTGGGCAAGCAGAAGCAGATGGCGCTACCAATTTTGCACATATGCCTAAATGCCCTAGCGCAGATAATGAACTTAAGCCTTGGAATGATCTGCTTGCCGCTATAGGTAGCGGCTCCGAAGATAGCCGCCCTATCCGTAGGTCAGAGATCTGACAGCCTTCTACGGCCTAAAGCAGTTCTTAAACTTACTACTAATGGCAAGGCTGCGGGGCACCAATGGCAGCTCATGGCCGGTAGCGGTCGCCTGCCGACGTCCGCTTTTGGCTGTGGATTCAACCGGTCGACGCAACAGATTGGCTAAATCGTTCTGCCGGTGTTTCGTAGTCTAGCGTTTTCCGAGGGCGGCTATTTAGCTGCCA